CTGCTCCCTGGACTGGCCAGGCGACTTTCGACTATGCGCACGCCAACCTCCACTCTCGTGGTGTGATCCTTGGCGCGGGTGCAGTCCAGTTGGCAATGGGCAAGATGCCGGACTACAAGATCCAGTCGTCCACCGACTTCGCGATCTCGTCCGAGTCCTGCCTCGAGTTCTGGACTGCTGTCAAGAAAACCTACATGACCGCCGAAAACAGCGATTACACCGCTGCTAAAATCGCTGGTCTCGATTTCGGCTGCGTTGCAGTCGATGTCGAAGTACAGTAAGGGGGTAACCAGACATGGCAACCGTAAACCTTACCCGTAAAGCTGGCTTCCACAAGAAACGTGATGTTTCCGTGTTGGCAGCCGTGATCGATCTGATCAACCATGCGCCGACCAGCGCCGATGTGTACGAAATCGCCAAGATCCCCGCCAACAGCATCATCATCGATGCCCAGGTGGTTCAGATCGTTGAGTGCGATGCAGCTTCGTCCGCAACTGGTGACTTCGGCTACGTGGGCACCGCCAACGCCTTCGGCAATGACCTCGATCTGACATCGGCTGCAGGCACCAGTCTGGCAGACAACCTCGCTGCCGCGATCTACACCGAAACCGGGTTGACCGTGATCTTCACGCCGACCTACTCCGGTGCCAAGACCGTCGGCAAAGTGGCTCTGCTAGTCGAGTACATCGAACTCGACAAGACGAACGGCGAGTTCACGCAGTTCTCGGCAACCACCTAACCCTTTCGCTACCAATGTCAGGGACCTTGGGGTGGGCCTAATAAGCCCACCCACTTTTTCAGATGAATAGAATAGAAACTATCCTGAATAACGTAAGAATCCCCTTGCAAGACCGAGCGAAGCAACGCTGGTCCGATGAGGACCTTTTGCATTTTCTGAGCAAAGCTCAGCAGGACATCACCAAAGAATGTCCGATTCTGAAAGACTGGCTAATAGTGCCGCTTCAAATGGGCCAAGCCTTGTACACTCTGCCAGAAGATACTACCGAAGTGATCGAATGTCGCTTCGATGGCCGTCCTCTTCATATGCGTACGCACGCAGAGATGGACAATCTGGCTGTAACCGGGAAGTTGTTGATTCGCTCCCAGACAATCAGCGCTAACACGTGGGAATCCCGTGTAGCAGAAGATAAACCCGAAGCTATCATTTATGACAAGCTTCGCCGCCGTCAAGTACGCATCTGGCCTACAATTGTAGGTGACGCACTTACGGTCAGTGAAACCGACCTCGAGACTGAATTTGGTCTTGTAACAGGTATCGACGAATTCGCAATAACGGGAGGCGATTACGGCTTTCCGGGCACAATCATGGACACCGATGAAGGTATTCCGTTGTATGACACCAGTTCGAACTATGGTGGAGTATACGGCATAGTTTCTGAGATTCTCGATCAGACTTCGATTCTTGTGCACAGAGCTAAATTAGCTCAAGTACTCGAAACAACATTGGACGAATTGCAGGTTGATATCATTTGCGACGATGCGCTGGAGCATTTCATCATAGCTCGTGCCTTCGGCAATGATCAGATAGAAAAGAATCGTCAGACTGCAGCTGAACATCTGACGTGGTATAACCGTGAAGTCGTTAAGCTAAAAGATAGTGCAGCAATCAATTACACCACCAATGAAAATCGTGAAACCCGTTACAACGGGATGGGAGGCTAAGATGGACAATCAGAACAAACCCTGGTACCAATCCAAAGCAGTCATCGGCGGTGCAATTGCCGTTGCTGCAGGCGTTGCTGGTCTTTTCGGCTACGCAATAACCCCTGAGGACACCGCTGCGGTGACTGACGCCATTGTGGCCGTTGGTGCCGCAGTCGGTGGCATCTTGGCTGTTGTTGGCCGTCTTCAGGCTACCAAAAAGATCAAGTAATGCTTAAGCTCATTGTCCAACTGTTGACCTTACTCAATAGTTTGATAATGATAATTCGTGCTCGGCAGAAGGAGATACAAGTTGAAAAGCTTGAAGAGAATCCTGGTGAGTGGTTTGATGGTCACTTTAATGGCGTGTCAAGGGATGACATCGATTCCAGCACCACCGACCAAGCCGCGTCTGCCGAGCATAACAATTCAGAACGGCGGGATGTGCCTTAACGCCGAAGACACGCGAGCACTTGGCGCATATATCATCGACTTGGAAACACTGTACAAATGATCTTGAACTCTTTCAATGGTGGACTCAATCTGCGGCAAGCGCTGCACTTGATCCAACCCAATGAAGGGGTTGTCTATTTCAATATAGACAACTCGAAGGGTCACTTTTGTCCGATGGCTCACAAACGTGATATCACAAGCCAATACCCTGCCCTCACGAACATCCAAGACTACGGGTTTTACTTCGACCTTGGCAACGAAGGATATACCACTACGACTCCACAAGACTGGGTTGTATATAAGGAGCAACTGTATCATGCAGACCGCGTTAATCGTCCTCGCCGTCGCGTTTCTGGTGGTAACTTCGTGCAGCTTGGTATTACTGCTCCCAACCCCGCTGGCGTCACGCTTACGGGCAACGGCGCAGAAGACACGGAAACGCCAATCTCGTACGCACTCACGTACTACAGCACAGTCACTGGCGCCGAATCTGCACCGGCTCTGGTCGGCACCATTAACCGTCATGCTACTGATATCACTCTTGGGGTGCTTCCTGCTAGCGCTGATCCTCAAGTTGATAGCCTTCGCATATATCGTGTTGGTGGCGCAATAACCACGTACACGTTGGTTGACACCATTGCTGACGGTACCGTTAGTTTTGTTGACAACATTCCTGACGACGAAGTCGAAGGTTCGTTAATGGAGTCATCTGGCTGGCTGCCTGCTCCTGTTGGCGCCAAGTACCTTATCGAATACAATGCCATGCTGTTCGCAGCAGACGGCGATCAACTCCGGTTCACTCCAATAGGTCGTCCGTGGGCATGGCCGGCTGATTTCTATCTTGATATTCCTGGCACAATCACAGGCATTGGCAAAACACCAATAGGTCTGCTGGTATTCACAAGATACAAAACGATCTTAGTGACTGGCACAGGTCCTACAACTTTGGCACAGCAGAACATCACCAATGATCAAGGCTGTATCTCACATGATTCCATCGTCAATATCAAAGGTCAAGCCGTTTGGCTGTCTTTGCAAGGTATTTGCAAATCGGCTGGTGGTATTCCTGAAGTTGTCTCCAAAGACAAAATTGGAGTACTTGAACTATCAGTAACAAATGCACTGGAATTCAATGAGGCTTACTACATTCATTTCGCCAATACCGGCATGCTGGGTGTATTTGACTTCGCTTTTGGTGAAGTATACAAGCGTATCGACTGTGGTGATACCAAATCGCTTGTCAAAGTCAATGACAAGCTTTTTGCTCTTGGTCAAGCAAAACTGTGGGATATGTTCTCGTCTACCACCAAATTAACTGCCAAATTTAAATCAGGTCGCCTCGCAGAAGGTGGACTGATGGAGCTGAAGAATCAAGATCGCTTCCGTATGGCTTATACCGGCAGCATTCTGATCAAGCTCTATGTAGATGGTGTCGAAAAGTTCTCCAAAGCTTACTCGACTAGCAAGGCTGTAGAAGTCGTTGAAGGCAAATTGCCTTATGACTCCACCAAAAATAATTTCATTGAGATAGAACTGGAAGGCACGGGCGAGGTTTTTGAAATCTCCGTACCTCAGGCATCGGCAAATGGCTAATGAAACTCTTATCTCAGTCCCAACCGATCTACCTGTCGAAGTACGGCAGTTCTTAGTTCGATTGGTTGGTCGCCTCGATCAAGTGATCGGAGCAAGAGCCAACGACCCAGCAGCTGGTGCAACAGACCTAGCCGCGGCCGTTGCTCAACTGAATGCAAGATCGCAAAGCATTCAGCTCACGTTACAAGCGTTTGCTACCGGACAAGCAACCGCAGCTTTAGGAACGGCTAATGAATACACGGATGGCAAGATTGAAGATTTGGAACAGCCTCCAATTGCAGATTTAGGCTATACTGCAGTAACTGTTTCAGGATCATTTGTACAAGCTGAAGTGCAACAAATAGCTTCTGACTTGCAAACGGTTGCAGATAAACTAGATACACTGTTGGCAGCTCTTAGAACTGCTGGATTACTCGAGGTATAACGCCATGGTATGGGGAGCATTGATCGGCGCAGCGGTTGGCTTGTACTCTGCGAACAAGTCCTCCAAAGAGGCGAGTAAAGCGACTGATACTTCTGCCGCACAGAACGCTGATGCCTTGAAATTCGAACAGCAGCGCTACGACGATTGGAAGTCTGTATTCGGTGACATTCAGACCAATCTGAAAGATTACTATATGAGTCGTACACCTACAGGTATTACGACTCAGCATCTTGAAGCATTCGAGAAAGAGAAATCTCGTGCTTTGGAAAGTATCCGTCAGAATTTCGAAGCTCGTGGTATTGCTACGAGTGGCTTGGCAGCTGCCGCTGAGAGTGACGTTGAAATTCAGAGCATGCAAGAACGTGCTAGAATTCGTGCAGAAGCTCCTGCAAAAGCTGCTGAAGAGAAGCTGGCATTCCTTACGGCAGGCCTTGGCAATGATCCGAGCGGCACGATCATGGCGTCCAAGGCAAATCGTGCCTCTGCATTGGGTCAGGCCGCCGGAGTCGCAAATGCTGCGAAATGGGAAACTATCGGCACAGCTACTGAAAGTGTCATTAATGCAATCGAAGAAATTGGTAGCAGGTAACTAACATGGCAGACGCATTCACTGACGGAATGAAATCAGCAGGCACGGCTACGGGTATAGCTCGCATGGCTCGTGGTGTAACGAATTTTGTTAACCCGCAGAACGTAGCCTCACGCGCAGAAGCACGGCTTATCAAAGAGCAAGCAGATCAAGCTCTTCAGAAAGCCAAAGCTACTCGTCTGAATACCGACGATCTGGAAACTCTTGGCGAGACGCAGCGTCTTCAGCTGAACGATGCGCTGAATCAGGCTAAGATAGCTAACATGCAGACCGCTCGCATGGCTACCTATCAGGGTTTCCAACAGTTCGAAGCTGACGGCAATCCCGAGCATATCAATCTTGCGTTCACAACTCTACGTCAGAATCCAATTGGTGCCAACCTCTTCTCCGAGTTTTCCCGCGTTGATAAACTTGGACCTGGCGATGCCAAACTGCTCGAACCGCTCGGCATCACATACGAAGATGTTCAAGCCAATCCTGAATTGCAAAAGATGTTCCTTCGTGCGACAATGGCTGATGGTACTGCCCAATTGCTGCCGACCGAAGCTCTTTATGCCGGTACGAACTTCACACAGTATCAAACAGAGCAAGACTTAGCTCTTGGTCTGAAACGTGCTGAAATTTTCTACAAAACACAGATGCGTGGTGCCGCAGGTTCTTCTGCAGCTGAACGTATAGCTCACACAATGGCAGCTCAATCCATGCCTGCAGGTTTTCCTGAAGGTGAGTGGAAACCTGGCAATCCAGAGTATGACGCCAAGTACGTGGAGTTCTACCAGCAGAACCGTGAGCGTCCGACTGCTGAAACACAGTCAGAAGCTGAAGCTACACGTGACACTCTTCTCGCACGTCCTTCCGACATCGCTGAAGAAGATTGGAAGCCGGGCAATGCTGCTTATGACTCTGCTTATCAAACGGCATTCAAGGGCATTCGCGATCGTGATCTTCAGACATCCGGTCAGAAAGAGCAAGCCGAAGTCCGTTCCATTCGCAACAGCGTTCTGGAACGTGCTCGCATTCAGGACAGTGACTTTTTCAGCATCGACTTCAGTGATCGCAGCAATCGTCTTGCTTACGAGCAGGACATTCAAGACATGATGCGTCTTGGCAAAATCGAGCTCTCGGCTGAAGACAAACGTACGGCATCGTATGTACACGAACTCTTAGGTCTTGGTGGTGCCGCTGGCCAGCTTGGACCTGAAGAAACTGGTGTTATCGATCGTCTCTTCAGGAACGTCAAGAACTACGTGTCGAACAACTCAACTGGTCTGGACCTCACGTCAGCCTATGCAGCATTCCGCAACACTGTACGAAATGCACTGTTTGGCTCTGCTCTGACCGACGGCGAAATCCAAGCTTTCAATGAAGCATTCGGTACTTTAGGTCAGCAGGCTGGTCCTGTTCTTGCTCAGTTCAAGACCGGTCTGGAACAGGTTAAATCCAGACTCGAATCGATCATGAATACGAATGACAGCATGGTCTCGCACTTCTACCTTGGTACTGACGAAAGGAAGCTGACCGAGATGGTTGAAGAACTGAACGATCGCATCTCGATGCTGAACAATGTACAAGCACAGGCTACTGCGGGTACTGAAGCAACCATTCGTCAGAATACGAATGGCACTGCGACTGTTGAAACACCACGACCGAGTCTGGATCAACTCTACCAGAACATCATGGTTCCAGGGAGCGCTGAGTAATGAAAGAAGTCAACTTCGCCACTGGCAAAGATTACGAGATTACTGAATGGCTCAAAGAGTCATTCAAGTATGGCTATGAAGAATTCGAAGCCTCTCGTATTGAAGCCGAAGAGGTAGAAAACCTCTATCACAATCGTCAGTGGACGGTTGATCAGATCAACATTCTCGAGACTCGTGGTCAGCCCAAAGAGACTTTCAACGTCATCAAGCTGTTCACTCGTATGCTGATCGGCTACTACTCAACTGTTGTCAACGCTGTTATGGCTCGTCCCATGCAGATGAACGACATAGATATGGCCAATATGGCAACAGATTTCGTGAAAGCTGTTTTCGAACGCAATCACATGAATACTGTTGGCAATAAAATCAAGATGTCGGCCATTCTGCCCGGCTTGATGGTTGCTTACACGTATCCCGAATTCACTGGTAACCGCGATCGTTTCGGTCGTCCTGAGTACCGCATCGTTGTGGAACATGTGCCCAGCGATGAAGTCGTAATCGACCCGATGAGCACAGATGATGCTTATGCTGATGGTCGTTGGATTCACCGCTTCAAATGGGTGCCTGAAGGTGAAATCATCAAAAGCTTCGGTCGTGAGCATTTAGCGAAGCTTGAAGCAACGTACAACTATCTGGAGCAAAACCAGACAGATTTCTATTACAAGCATCCAAGTGCAATGATTAGCCGTTTCCGTGTCTTCGACAACTATCTGCTCACGCACACGGTTGTCACGGATAACAATGGTCGTCGCTGGTCAATCTACTGGTGTGGCGATCATATCCTTCGTAAAAAGGAAATCACGCATAAGAATGTCAAATGGGGCTACCGTGTAGTTCGTACCCACACTTCCAACATTCCTGAGTACTATGGCCTATTCCGTGAAGTGGTCGAGACTCAGAAAGCTATCAACCAAGCAATTGTCAAACTGCAACTGATGGCTAACAGTCAGAAAGTCTTCGTTCAGAAAGGTGCCGTTGAAGATATTGACCGGTTCACGCATGCGATCAACCGAGTATCTGGCGTAATTCCGGTACTCAAATTGACCGGCATCAAAGTCGAGAACATGGCTCGTGAAGCTATGGAGCAGTACGAAATCATCGACAAGGCCTTCGATCGTATCCAAAGGGTGCTGAGTGTAAACGATAGCTTCCTCGGTATGGCTTTCGCTTCAGACAGTGGTCGCAAGGTCAAGCTACAACAGAACGCTACAATCATGGCATTGCAGTATTTGACGGAAAGAATTCAGCTCATGTATCGTCTGATCGGCGAAGACATCTTAGGTCTGGCCAATCAATACATCACTGCAGAGCAAGTATTCCGCGTCACGGATGAAATCACTGGTCAACGCTTCATTGAGCTCAACAAGCCAATGGAAGTTTGGACTGGTGAGTTTGATCCTGAAGGTGCCCCGATCATGTCGCCTATCTTCGAGCAAGTCTATGACCCTGAAGATGGCAAGCCAATGGTTGATGAGCAAGGAGACCTTGTATTTGCGCCTGTTCCGGAGCAAGGCACAGAGCTCAATTTCAACAACCTTGATCTCACTGTCGAATCGGTTGCTTACAACGATGAAGATGAAAAGACACAGCTCCTCATCGAAAGCGTTCTCTCAGGCAATGCTGGTCAGATGATGGCACAGATCAATCCACAGGAGTTCTTTAGAATCTCTGCATTGATTACTCGTATCGTCAAGACTCGCTACAGCGCCGAAATCGCTGCTGCTTTCGATCGCACTGCACAGCTCTTAGCTGGAAATGCTCAGAAAGAGAATCAAGCAGCGGCTGTCGGCATGAGTCTGACTAACCAGAAAGCAGGTAATACTTCCAGCGTTCGCGTACCTTCGGATATCTAAACCATGGCCCTTATTTCAGCACTTCGCCAAGCAATCGAGAACATGCCTGACTCAATGAAAGTTGAGTCTATTGGCAATTATTTCCGTAAGCAAGGTGTCAAGGAAGTTGAGATAGCTAATAGTAAGATTCTCGATGATGCTGCACATAGCTGGCAGAATCCAGAACTCAATGCAAAATATCAGCCGCAAAACGGTCGCCTAACTCGTGAACAGTTGCTAGGTCGTGAGAATATGCGTGATGATGTAACGCATATTGCTGATTATGGACAATCGTATATAAACTATACAGTTGGCTCGACAAATCCTAACACTTACAAAGCTCGAGTTTACAAAAATCAGTACATCAGTGGCGGCAAGAATTCGCATCACTTCAACGAATCGCAAAACTATTTCATGCACACCCGTTCAGACATTGTTCGCGATGACTGGATTGAAACGAATATTCCTGCGTCAATGGCAAATGATCCGGAATACGCAAGATACCGTGAATCTCTTGAAGCATCTTACGTCAAACCTAGTTTTGGTGATAAAGCTCTTCGCATTCAAGAAGTTCAAAGCGATCTTGCCAATTACGCTCAACGTGAAAGCCGCAATCGTGAATTCCTTGGTAGTGAGACTTTTGGTCACCTCTTAGGTCAAGCAGCAAACAGAGCAACGCATAATCCAAATCTTAACTTGTCCCAAGAAGCAGTTCAGCAGCGGTATAGCTCGTGGTTAAATGATCCTGGCTACGAACCTGCTCGTCTAGAATACTTGACAAAAGACCTCGGTCTTACTGAAGATGCTGCTCGTAAAGCTCTTGCAGATTATGCCGCAGGTAACGAAATACGTCTTTACAATGATGTATCAGCTGCTATGAAAGACATGCCGCTTGATTACTTCGAAGCAGGTCTTGAAGACTATTTGCAAGAACTTGCAGAAGAAACTGACATGGGCTATGGCGATGCCCTAGAAGTTATCATGAATCAGTCAGATGAATTCTACGATTACGCTCGTAATAAGCTTGGGTTATCTCAGCAGCAAGCAGATGATCTTAGCGAGCTTTACTTATCGCTTGATCCTGATGTTCTTAGCACAGCTCGTATTGATTTCAGCAACCGAGTAAACAACCCACTCTGCGTTAATCTTGGTAACCGGAACTTCCTCGTCACCACGAGTCTGCATTTCCGATCCAGTGCCGAGCAGCAGGTCTTCATAGCCACCCAGGTTTTTACGAATTACTTTAGTCATTGCTTGTCTCCTAGAAGAGCTTGATGATTCTGCCATCGGCCATCAGTACAGACTGAAAGCCTTCGTTTACCAGTTTTGCTTTTTCATACCTTGTCATGTTATTCAGATCAGCAATGCCGAGCTGTTTAACGTGATCTTCTCTAGCGATGTGCTGCGCAGTGATGGCATCAGATGGAACGCGACCAGGAGCAGGTTTTGCGAACACGTTGCCGTGACGATCGCGATATGTCTTGACGCGAGTCCATTGCTGCACTTCACCGTTAGCTTCTGCTTCACGAACCGCTTTTTGGAAATCTGCTACAGCAGAAGCTAATGCTTGATTCTCTTTCACTTCTTCGATCAAGTGAGACGTAGTTCTCGGATTCAACGGTTTGTCGAGGAATTCTGCCACTCGGTTGATCAATGCACGAGTATTGGCTTTCGACGTACCCATCATCTGCTGAGCATAATTGAACACTTCCGAAGCTATTGCGAATCGAGCACGAGTGACCGGATTGTCGGTCAGATAGCTTTCGAAAGCGTCCAGCGTAATACCACCAGTTGAACGAGAGATTGCAATATCATTCTTGTAAAGCTTGCCGAGTTCTTCAACAACCGTTTTGATATTCTTGGCTTCAGTCGTGCGGAATGGGTAGACATCCATAGCTTGAGCAAGAGCAGGGAAGTCAGTTGCTCTCAGACCGCCTTCGGCACCTGCGGTGAATTTCTTCACCAGTTCCTGTACCATGATACCTTCGACATCACGAACTGTGCTGATCGGAAGTACATCGATAATTTCTTCGTATGTATTAACCGGTTCGCCACCGCGACGAATGAAGGCATCATCGATACTAGGTCCATAACGAACCAAAGACCGTGCAATCGTTTGAGCCGTAATCGGCTTGCCTGCAGTACTGAATTTCGTCAGAGCATTGAACAAGCCATTCTGTTCGACGATCAGCATATGCGAGTAGCTCTGCTGTGCTTCTTGCCATTGTTCAAGCCATTCACGGCCTTCAGTTTCACCTAAGCTATTAACTGCAATCGATTCAATCTGGCCATCGATCTGACCAAGAACTTCGTCAATCTTGTTAAGAGCACGAGTATTCGTAATACTGCGGCTGTACTTGAGTGAAGTTAAAGAGCTGCGGAACTCGAGCAAGTCTCCAGGCTCACGGATATTCATAGCACGATCTTTGGTACGATTCATGCGATCGATGAGGAACTGTGACGTGTTGTCATCGATATGAGCATAGTCCATGATCGTTTCGAACATGTTGTTCAGCTGTGGTACATAATCAACCTTCTCGCCCATTTCGACAAGAGTATTGTTCACGAATTCTTGTTTGACAGTATCGAGATACAATTTGGTATCATCAACGTAAGTTCTCATCGAGCTAAGAACTCGAGTGGCGGCAGCATCGTCGGCTACACTTCTCGATTCGGCAAGAAGGGTCTGTGCACGTTGATTGACTTCCTGTCTAATTGCAGCAGAAGCCTGAGGATTCTGCCTTGCCACTTGACTGAGAATTGCATCTCCACCAGACTCTGTCGTTGGCAAGATGGTAAGAGCTCTTTCTTGCAAGGTCGTGCCAGGTGCGCTCGTGCCATTGATTCTCTCCCACAATGCTACAACTTCGCGGGCTTTGTCATCATCGATACTCAGAGTGCTCTTCAGAGCATTGTAAGCACCTTCAACGTTTCCGTCTTTGGCCATGTTATAGCCAGTGCGGAGAACATTCCACGTCTTACCAGATACAGCGCCGATACCACGAGCAACTAATGCTGCAGAACCGAAGAGTGTATCGTATACCAGTGATGCTTCAGCAGCACCTACCGCTTTCTCAAACATGATACGGCCATCGATGTTCTGCTTGGTAGCTATTGCTGCATTGAAGTAATCGATTTCGGCACCTGCCGCTGAACCGATTGCTCCACCAACAAGACCGCCAGCCAAGACCGCCCAAGGATTTCTTGTTTGTGCACCTGCACGAGCTCCAGCCCATGCACCTGCAAAAGCTCCACCGATTTCAAACTTGTCACCGTAGAGGTTTTGCATGACAGTAGGCGTAGCTTCTACTTTGTTACCAGTTTGATCGGTGACATAGTAGAGACCATCTTCGTAAGCGAGTTCGATGCCTTTCTCAGCAGCTGCAGCCGTTACTTGCTCACCTAATTGTTGATTATAGGCGTTTACGCGAAGCTGCTGATCCACATTCCACATGCTGGAAATTTCGAGGTAAGGGCGAGCTAT